TGCTTCCCTCTTCGCGGGGACGACCAGCTCGAACCAGCTGGGATGGGTCATGATCGTCCTCGATTGGAGACGATGGTGCCTGATGGTGTCGAATCGTTGGCGACCGGCATCGAGGGATTTGCTAGGACATACCTGAAGAAGGATCTGATGCCTTGGCAGCGTCGCGTTCTTCATGGTCAGACTGCTTTGCGGGAAGATGGCCGCTTCTTGCATCGCTCGAGCTTGTGTTCGACAGCCAGGCAGAACGGAAAGACTGTTGCCTTAGGTAGTTTGATTGGGTACTTCTTGACTGAGGAGCCGAAGAGGCGCGGGGAACCTGTCAAGGTGCTTTCGACTGCTCACCGGCTTGATGTGGCGACCGAATTGTTCAACGAGCTCGGCCCGATCCTTGAAGAGTACTTTGGGGCAAAGCTGACGAACCAGTACGGACGCAATGAAGCAAGGATGCCTGACGGATCGCGTTGGCTTGTCAGGGCTGCAGGCCCTAGCGTCGGCCACTCGCTCAGTCTTGACCTGGTGATCGTTGACGAGATCTGGGACATCTCCGCAGAAGCTCTTGATCAGGGCCTTGTGCCAACTATGCGAGCCAGACCTAACCCTTTGCTGTCGATGTGGTCAACAGCCGGCACCGAAGCTTCCAGCGTCTTCCTGCGCTATCGAGAGCAAGGCCTCCGATCCATTGATCGTGGCGAGGCTTCAAGTATGTACTTCGCTGAATGGAGTCCACCGCCTGAGCTTGACCCAATGACGCCAGCCGCGTGGGAATACGCCAACCCTGCGCTTGGCCACACCTTGCAACCCGAGACCCTGGTCGCTGAAGCTGAAAGCCCAGACCGTGCAGCCTTCTTGCGTGCGTCGGTCAACCTGTGGATAAGTACAGATCGCGGCTGGGTAAAGCCAGGCGCCTGGGAACAGCTCACCTACCAGGGTGAAGTACCAGCCGGCGGGATCGTTGCTGTCGAGGTGTCAATGGACGATTCCCGCTACTTCGGGGTGCGCTGTGTACAGCTGCCAGACAAGCGAGTTGTGGCAACGGTGGCGTTCCATGTTGATACTCTTGCGGAATGCGTCGCCCAAGTTGAGAAGCTTGCCCAAGACCACCGCATTAAGTTCCTAGTCACCCCGACTATCTCGATGAACATGCCTCGCAGCATTGAGAACAGGCTCGTCGAGGTCGGATACTCGGAGCTACTGCGATACACGCCGGCTGTCAAAAACATGATCGAAGAAGAGATGCTTCTACACACGGGTGAGATCATGCTCGCGGAACATGTCAACAGGGCGGTCGCTGTTCGTACCCAGGGCTCAATAGCGCTCTCATCTCAACGATCGCCTGGGCCGATTGAGCTGGCGCGTTGCATGGTGTGGGCAGCCGCGACAGCGTACGCGAGCGCGCCGGCGATGAAGCCAATGATCGTGATCCAGGGGCGCTAGTCTCGCCAACGGTGTCGGCTCCCGTGTCTTGCCTTTCGTCGGGATCGGGTGACCAGGAGCCGATACCACCAAAAACCAATTCGGGTGTGACACACTAAACACATGGCTCTCTTCAAGCGCACGACGACCCAGCCTGTGACGAAGGCTGCTGCTGGCATCTCCCCGATTACCAGCAACCAGGGCGCAAGCCAGATTGGCAACTTCTACTCGTACATTGAAGGCGATCAGCGTCAGCGTGCAATGCAGGTGCCAGTCATCGCTCGAGGCCGTGACCTGATTTGCGGAACGATTGGCTCACTTGAGCTGCAGGCGTATCGCGCAATGTGGAATGGCGACGACATGGAGAAGGTGCCACAAGCACCGCGCTCTTGGCTGTCACGCATCGACAAAGGTGTCCCGAACAGCGTGATCTTGTCATGGACGAGCGACGATCTTCTCTTTTATGGCGCTGCTTACTGGTATGTGACTGAGCGCACCGCCGATGGCTTTCCCTCAAACTTCACCAGGCTTCCGTATGCCATGGTCAACATGCAAGACCAGACAGGCGTCGTCAAGTTCGGCCCATCTAAGCAACTGCTCTTCAACGGCCTCCCAATCGATTACCGCGATGTCGTGCAATTCATCAGCCCGAACCAAGGACTGATCTACACCACCTCCAACGCGATTGAGACCGCCTTGAAGCTCGAGCGCGCGCGCTACCGCAACGCAATGAGCAGCATCCCGTCGGTCGTGCTAAAGCAGACAGGCGGCGAACCCCTCAGCGCGCAAGAGCTTTCGGATCTCTCAGCCGCGTTTGATGTGGCGCGCATGAACAATCAAACAGCTGCCGTCAACGAATACATCGATGTCAAAGAATCATTCGCAACCCCAGACAAAATGCTCCTGATTGAAGCAGCCGACTACCAAGCCAAAGACCTGTGCCGATCCATCGGCATCCCGTCCTACCTGGCATCAATCGCCACCGGCTCCTACAGCTACACAAACTCGGCTAGCGCACGCGAAGACCTCTACATCTTCGGCATGAAGCCGATCATGACCTGCATCGAAGAGACACTCAGCGCAGACAATGTGCTCCCACACGGCACAGGAGTTCGCTTCAACATTGACGCCTATCTAGCAGCACCCGAACCAACCACTCAGCCCGCTGAGAACACACAGGAGGCTCTCGCCTAATGCCTTACTACATCACCAAAGAAGCCGAAGACTGCGCCGGCTGGGCAGTCGTCAAAGAAGACATGGAGATCCTAGGCTGCCACCTCTTGAAGCAAGACGCCATTGAGCAGATGGTCGCCATTAGCAACGAAGAAGGCATTGAACCAGGCGGCAAACTTGAGATCGAAGACGAAGACGAGATGGAGATGGCGGCCGCCCCTGTCCAGCTCACCGCCAGCGTGACCATTGACGCAGCCGCCGCGGATGGCACCCCGCGCCGAACAATTAGCGGCATCGCTGTACCGTACGGTCAGGTCGCCACGGTCAACGACGGCCAGAAGATCCGCATCGAAGCCGGCGCCCTGCCCGTTGATGGCAAAGCCCCAAAGTTGTTCTTGTATCACGACGCATCCCAGCCCATTGGCACCGTGATCGCCCGCGTGGACACGGATGAGGGCATGCTCTTCCAAGCCAAGATCGCGAAGACCGCCCTGGGCGACGAAGCGCTCCAGCTCGCCACCGAAGGCGTTCTGGACAGCGTCAGCGTCGGAATCAACCCCAAGAAGTTCTCCTGGGATGGGGATGTGATGGTCGTCAAAAAGGCGGACTGGATGGAGCTGTCGATGGTGCCTATCCCAGCGTTCGCCGGCGCCACGATCACCGACATCGCCGCAAGTGCAAGTATCCACCACAACGAAGAACAGATCAGTAATACTCAAGAAGAACCTCAAGAAAGCGAGACCCCAATGTCCGAGCAAGTCGCCCCCGCTGTGATCGAAGCGTCGAATGTGACCACCGTGTACGCTCAGCCGCGTTCGTTCAAGCTTCCCACCCCCGCCGAGTACATCGCCGCGTTTGTTCGTGGCGGTCATGACTTCGCACAGCTCAACGCAAACATTCGCGCAGCAGCGCCAGACATCACCACGACCGACACGCCTGGCATCCTGCCTGAGCCGATCGTCGGCCCTGTGTACGACGGCCTTAACGCGATTCGTCCGTTCGTCTCGGCAATCGGAACGCGTGCAATGCCAGGAGCAGGAGCAACTTTCCGTCGCCCGAAGATCACGGCGCGCCCTGTCGTCACGCAGCAGCCGACCGGCCAGAACAACACGCTCGACCCTTCGTCGGTCACGGTGTCTAATAACGACATCAGCAAGCTTACCTTTGGTACTTATGTCACGATCTCCGAACAGGATCTTGACTGGACTGATCCGGCATCGTTGAACATCGTGCTTGACCAGTTGGCAATCGCCTACGGTCAGGCCACCGACAACTACGCAGTTGACCAGATGGTCGCCGGCACCACGCAGTTCGAGACGCTGAACAACTACGCAGCCAAAGATCTCATCGAGTGCATCTACGGCGCTGCCTACCAGATCAGCAACGGCTCCAACTACCTGCCCACCCACTACTTCGTATCGCCACTTACCTGGGCGAAGTTGGGCATGCTCGTTGACAGCCAGAACCGCCCCGTGTTCCCGTTCGTAGGAGCCCCTGGCCTTAACGGACAGAACACGCTCGGCAACGCATCGGCAACCTCATGGAACGGCAACCCGCTCGGCCTTGTCCTCGTCGTGGATAAGAACATGGCAGGCGGCACCGGCTCAGGTGACTTGAACGGTGTCGTCGGACACGCAGCAGGCCCAGCAGCCGGCTTCGAGTTCTACGAGCAGGTCAAGGGCGCCGTCAGCGTCGAAGTGCCTTCGGTGCTCGGTCGCACGATCGCCTGGCGCGGCTACGCAGCTGTCTTCATGGCAGACGCCACGAAGTTCTGCAAGATCGTCAAAGCCTGATAAGCCGCTAGGAGGCCCAACATGGCCGCCTACACGGTCACACACAAACAGCTACTCGACAACTACGCCGTCCTCCAGCTTCTGACCCCCTCGGAGCTGGAGGTCGGCTCGTCAATCACCATCACCGGCGTAGATGCCACATTCAATGGCACCTACACCGTCTATGCGCTACCCCAATACCTGTACATCGGCACAAGCGACGAAGGAGATCTGCTGTTCGACGGCGAAGTCATCGTAGAGAACCAAGTGCTGTACGCCAAAACAGCCAGCAATGTCCAGCGCACCGCATCCACCGGCACCGTTACCTACACGCCTGTCTGTACCTGGGTGAACGCTAACGATGTGACGGCCTGGCTAAACATCACCGTCGCCTCAGCAAACGACACCGCGCTGATCACCACCGCCGCAGCTGCCGCTTCACAATTCTGCTGGCGTCGCAGGCAAGAAGCCGGCTACATCTCAGACAGCCTCACGACCGTTCCCAGTCAGGATGTCAAACTCGGGACGATCATGTACGCAGGAGCCCTGTATCGCGCTCGAGGCTCCCTTGGGGACGCGTTCGCCACATTTGACGGCATGGGCAGCAACCCCATGATCGGCATGGGGCCAATGGTCAAACAGCTGCTTGGCATCGATCGCCCGCAGGTCGCCTAATGCCAGGCACCGGCCTCTTCAACGAAGGCCTCGACGACCTCGCCACCACCCTGGCAACGATCTCAGGGCTGCCCGTGGTGCGTGACCCGCGCAACATCTCCCCAGGCTGCGTGCTCATTGGCGCCCCAACCTTTAACGCGTTCAACTACAACATTGCCCAAATGTCCGTGCCTGTGCAGATCATCAGCTCAGGCCCAGGCAATCAAGACGCCCTTGACCAGCTTCTCAGCCTCGCGGCAGCACTACTCGCCAAGAATGTTGCAGTCACCGAAGGACGCCCCACCAGCCTTGACATTGGTGGCACCATCGTCCCTGGCTACGACCTGATGGTCGAGATGCAGGTGCAAACAGCATGACCTACCGAATCCTGTCCGATCGCATCGGCACCGTCGGCGACATCTTTGAGCCAAAACCAGGCACCAATATTCAAGCCCTCCTGTTCGGCGGCTTTATTGAAGAAGTATCCACACCAAAGCCAAAGCCAAGCCCTAAAGTCAAGAAGAGCACCAAGGAGTAATCAATGGCAACCAGCACCTATCTTTCGAACCCAGTCGTTACGGTGAACTCGGTCGATCTGTCCGACCAATGCACCGCCGCCACATTTACCCAGCGCTACGACGCATTGGAGGCCACCGCGTTTGGTGACACCGCCCGCAAGTTCGTCAACGGCCTCGGCAACCACGAAGTCACCCTGACCTTCTACATGAGCTACGCAAGCGCAGAGACATTTGCCACGCTTGAGAATGTCGTTGGAGGTGTCTGCACCGTCATTGTCAAGCCCGCCGTTGGTGCAGACTCGGCAACGAACCCAGGATTTACGCTCACCGGCGCCTACCTTGGAGAGCTGCCAGTCGTCAACGCCACCATGGGCGAACTCTCGACTGTTGATGTCACCTTCGTTGGTGGTGTGTACAGCAAAGATGTGACCCCGTAATCTTGGCCTACAATCGGCCCGACACGAAAGGCTAAGACATGCAAGTCATCATCAATTACAAGCGCAAAGGCGAAGAACACCAAGTTGCCACAACCCTGGGCGTCATCGTCGCGTGGGAACGCAAGTTCAAGCGCAAAGCATCCGACATGGCCAATGGCTTTGGCATCGAAGATGTGGCATTCCTGGCTTACGAAGCATCGAAGCTGCACAAAGTGACGGTGCCGGCTGTGTTCGACCAGTTCATCAACGAGCTAGAGAACATTGAGATTGTCGCTGAGGAGGCCGCAAACCCTACCCCCGCGGCACCTACAGACGAGGACTAGCAGAGCTTTTAGTCTCGATCGGCTGGTGGCCGCCGCACATTGACTTTGACACGAACGACATGGTCACGGTCAGTAAGGTGATTGAGGAGCAAAATAAGCAACGGAGCCGCAAATGAGCCTTACAACGAGCGTCGAGGTTGTCGGCATCAAAGACGCTTTACGCGAGCTCAATAACCTGGACAAGACGGCACGCCGCAAAGTGACCAGCGACTTCAAGAAGATCACCAAGCCCGTTGAAGATGCAGCCAAGTTCCTAATGCCCAAGACCGCCCCGCTATCGGGTATGAATCGGGCTTGGAAGACCCAGAGCGGCTATCAGATGTTCCCTTGGCAGACAGGCCAGGACAAGATCCTGTCTAAGGTGTCAGGGCGTCGCCCCAAGATGTTTGCCGGCCACATGACCGACCTGGCTACTTTCTATGTGCGCTTCCAAGGCCCTAACGCCGTGCTATTCGACATGGCAGGCAAAGGCACCGTACCGACCAGCCAAGGCTCCACCATGGTGCGAGCGCTTACCTCGTTCTTTGGGCCGCCCTCACGCGTTCTTTGGAAGGCCTATGAACAAAAGGGAGATCAGGTAGTAAGCGAGACTCAGAAGCTCATAGATGAGATGATGGTTGAGATCAGCCGCCGCCAGGCTGACCTGAAGAGCTGGAGAACCTAGTGGCAGTCAATCTTCCCATCATCACCGAGTTCAACGGACAAGGCATCAACAAAGCCATAGCCGAGTTTAAGAAGCTCGAGACCAACACGGAGAAAGCCGCCTTCGTAATGAAGAAGGCTTTCGTGCCGGCTGTGGCCGCTATTGGCGGGCTTGCGGCAGCGTTGGGTAGCGCCACCAGCGCAGCGATGGAAGACGCAGCAGCTCAAAGCCAGCTCGCTCTCACGCTGCGGAATGTCACAGGAGCCAGCCAGGCACAAGTTGACGCCGTTGAGAAGCAGATCTCAGCCATGACCATGGCCACAGGTATCGCAGACGACCAGTTACGCCCAGCGTTCGAGGCACTTACCCGAGGCACGAAAGACATCAGCGTCTCTATGCGAGACATGACGCTCGTCACCGACATCGCGACCGCCACGAATAAGCCTTTGGTCGAGGTCGCTGACGCGCTTGCGAAGGCTTACCAGGGCAACTTCCGAGGCCTCCAACAGCTCAGCCCTGAGATGAAGACGCTTATCAAAGATGGCGCCGACATGGAGACCATCATGGCTGTTCTTACCGGCACCTTTGGAGGCGCGACCAAAGTGTTCGCGGAGACCGCCGAGGGCGGTATGAGACGGCTGACCAACAGCTTGAACGAAGCCAAAGAAGCCGTGGGTGCTGCTCTGTTGCCAGTAGTTGAGAAGGCGTTGCCGTATCTGAACAGGTTCGCAAAATGGGCGGCAGATAACCCGAAAGTGTTCCTGGCTATTGCTGGCACTATTGGTGCAATAGCAGCCGCGATTGTGGCGGTGAACATAGCGATGGCCATGAATCCATTCACTTGGATCGCTGCAGGCATCGCCGCCCTAGTTGCTGGGCTTGTTATCGCATACAACAAGTTTGAGTGGTTCCGCAAAGGCATTAATTTTATTCTGAACTCGATCATTGGCGCGGTTGAAGGCTTAGTGAATGGCGCCATCTTGGGAATCAATGGCCTTGTCACAGCGCTGAACCTGATCCCAGGCATCAACATCGGAACTATCGATCGAATCAGCTTGCCCCGAATTGGTGGCGCTGGCGGCCAAGGCTTTGGCGATCTGGTAACAGAGAATCGTGGCAGCATGCCAACAGGCATACAAGCCCCTCCTATCCCTAATTTGACACCAACAGGCGGAGGAGGTGGTGGCGGTGGCGGCGGCCGAGCAGTCAGCACAGCGGTCAGCCGCGCCCTTCCAGCCATGTCGAGCAACTTGCCAGACAATGTCATCTCAGAACTAGAAGCAGTTGAAGCAAAGCGTGAAGCACGCAGCATCACCGTCAATGTCGAGGGCGGGTTCGGTACCAGCGCAGAGATTGGCGCCGCTGTAGTTGACGCGCTACGCCAATACAACAATGTGAACGGCCCTGCACCTATCGCTATTGCCGCCTTGTAATGGCTACCGTCACCGTTCCCAACGCCGGCACCTATGAGCTGCTCGTTGATACCGGCGCCCCCGTACAGGGCTTCCGTTTAGACGACCCCGTCAGAGGCGTCCTAAATAGCACCGAATGGGTATTGGACGGACTTACCGACTTCGCCAGCATCGCCCAAGGCGTAACAAACCTAAACATCCGCAGGGGTCGCGAAGACGATGACGACGCCTTCAATAACGGCACCATGGTCTTCACCCTCAACGACACCCTCGTCGATGGCGTCTTCAACCCATTCGACTCAGATAGCCCGTACTACGACCCAAGCAATGACGAACCAGGACTAGCGCCAGGGCGTGCCGTTCAACTCATCCGCTACAACAGCTCAAATAACCCCGAGCCACTCTTCACCGGCTTCATCGTCAATTACGACTACGACTTTCAGCTTGGCGGCCTCGACACCGTGACGGTGTTCTGTGTTGACAACATGTACCGCCTAGCTCAAACATTTATTACAGGCCATAACCCGACCAAAGAATTTACAGGCGACAGAATCAACGCAATTCTTGACCGCACAGGCGTCAACTACCCCACAGGAACAGCAAGAGACATCGCAGCCGGCACCGTTGAACTAGGCGGCTCCAGCTCGTATGCCATCGCTGAAGGCACCAATGTGAAGGCATATTTTGATCAGATCACCTACTCAGCCGAACGAGGTCGCATCTTCGTTGATCGAGAAGGCGTACTGGTAAGCCAAAACCGCATTGGGAATGTATTCGGGCCACCCGAGGTGCAGTTCTCCGACAACGGCTCAGGCACCGACTACAACCAGCTAGAGATCAGCTTCCAGGCAGAGAACATCATCAACCGCGTCGCTATCACCCCCGCGGGTGGCACCCAACAGTTAGCCAACGACACAGCTAGCCAGTCCAAATACTTCATCAAGTCGCTGTATATCGACGGCAGTCTTCTTGAGGAGAACGCCGACGCCCTAACCCTTGCTAATTACCTACTGGAAGGTGAACCAACGCCCAAGTTCACCAGCCTGCAAACCTGGTTCGGGTCAATGGTCGCAGCCGATCGTGATGCCGTATCCATTTTAGAGATCGGAAGCTATGTCTCCATTGAGAAAGCCATCCTCATTGGTGGCGTGTCAACCCCCACATTCCAGGACTCAACGGTGGAAGGCATCGAGCACCGCATCGCCTTTGACCGCGGCCACACCACCAAAATCTTTACTACTAGCGCGGTCGTGGTCTATGAACTAATCCTGGATGACCCCGTGTATGGCGTACTTGACTCAACCAATGTCCTAGGCTGACAATCATGGCAACACCAACCACCCTGCCCGCCACATTCGTCGCCGGCAATGTATTGACCGCGGCACAAATGAACAATTTGCGCGGAGCGTTCCGTGTTCTGCAAGTCGTCAGCACCGCAAAAACCGACACATTCTCAACGACTAGCACTTCGTTCACGGACATCACCGGCCTATCAGCCACGATCACGCCATCAAGCACCAGCAGCCTTGTCTTGATTGTGGTGTCTATGTCTGGTGGCTCAACCGCTACCGGCTTGTTCGCTAACACGGCACTATTACGCGGCGCCACACAAATAGCACTCGGCGACGCAGCAGGTACACGCAACCGCGCCTTCTCATCGGCTTACACAACGGACACAGCTCTAATTCAAAATCTTGGCGGCGTGTTCTTAGATAGTCCCGCTACAACAAGCGCAACCACTTACAAAATGCAAATCCGTACAAACAACGGATCATTTAGCGCAGTTGTCGGTCGAACTGGCGCGGACAGCGACAGCGCACAATTCCCACGCATCCCAAGCACCATCACCGTCATGGAGATCAGCGCATGAACCCTGACTACACCCTTATCATAACCAGCAAATACCCTGGAACGGTATGGACGCTGGACGGCGACACCTATGACGGCCTTGTATGGCTGTCCGACACAGCCAAGCCAACTCAAGCCGAACTTGATGCACTTTGGCCACAAGTTCAATACGAGCGACAAGTGGCAACAGTTGAATCTGTTCGCCTAACTGCGTACGAACAGCAGTCCGATCCCTTGTTCTTCAAGTGGCAGCGTGGCGACGCGACAGAGCTCGAATGGCGTGAAGCTGTCGCCAAGGTCAAGGCAGAGAATCCTTACCCGCCGGCGCCGTGATGACATGGCTGAAGGCGTTCTCGTTACTCTCATTGGTGGCGGCTTCTCTATTGTTGTTGCACTTATCCATCGATTGATGCGCGACAACAAACACGACCACGGCATCGTTGCCGACAGCCTCAATCGCATTGAGACCAAAATTGACAGGCACATTGAGACCCATGAATAGCAAAGACAAAGCCATCCTCGGCTCGTATGCCCGCAGCTTCTTGACAGGCGCCCTGACTCTTTACCTGGCGGGAGAGACCGATCCAGGCAAGTTGCTTGCTGCTGGTATCGCTGCCGTTTTGCCTCCGTTGCTTCGCTGGCTGAACCCCAACGATCAGGCCTTCGGTCGTGGCAGCAAAGAAGCAAACTAGCCACCGCCCATACACGGGCTTTGACGGCGTAGCAGCCGGCATCACCCCTGGGCTCGACATGCTGATCCGACGCCTAGAGCGTGAGACAGGGCGCGGCCTTTGGAATAACGGCGCTTATGGCGTTCGGGACATTCGTAACAAACCAGGGCAGCCTTCCGTCCACTCGACCGGTCGGGCTGTGGACATGAGCTGGCGAGACATGCCAGACACCCGAGGCAAACCGAACTACAGGCCACAAGCGCAAAAGGTGATAGATGTCCTTGTAGCCAACGCTGATGCCCTTGGGCTCGAGTTCGTAATTGATTACTTCCCGCACCCGTGGGGTCGATCGTGGATGTGTACTCGCAACCGCTGGCGCAAATACGACCACCGCACCGTCTCAGGCGCCCCAGGCGGCGACTGGTACCACATCGAGATCTCACCGGCCATGGCAGCCAACCCGCAAGCCATGAAAGCCGCATTAGATAAGGCGTTCGTACCTAATCCACCACAACCCTGAAGTATTGCTCTAGGGTCGGAGACACCGACGAAAGGAGCAAACTATGGCCGAGTGCCGCATGTACATCTACGAGGTCATGAAGACTCGTATTGAAAGCAATCGGGAGGTGATGGTGCAGATCTTCCGTGAGCCTGACACTCTCAAAGTGATCCACGCCCAGATCGCGTTTAAGAACGCTGTCGGCGACAGCTGGGGCGTCCCCTACCAATTGGAGGTAGCAGAATGAGCGCTCTAAAAGCCCCCTGGATGATCCTGGGCTATCTAACTGCCCTGTTCGGTCTTTCGTCGCTCCCAGAGGCTCCTGACGCGTCTGAGGGCATCGTGGAGGCGCCCCCCGCCACCATGCAGACCTACGAGTATGGGGAAGTGCCAGTCCAGGCATCAACCACGACCTCAACGACAACAACTGTCTGGATTGAGCCTCAGCCTAAAAGCGAGTGCGAGATTGCGCTTCAACTGGCGCTTGATGTGGGCTGGCCGGCGTCAGAGATGGCACACCTGGCACGCGTCCTGTGGCGCGAATCGCGTTGCATCCCCAGCGCGTTCAACCCCAACGACCCGATGGGCGGCTCAAGAGGCTACGCCCAGCTAAATGGCTTCTGGTGTACCCCTTCAAGCTCATGGCCGATCGGTTGGCTTCAAGCCCAAGGCACCATCACCAACTGCGAGGATCTGTTCGACCCAGAACTCAACCTACGCAGCGCGCTCGCGATCTGGCGTAATTCTGGATGGCACCCCTGGGGTATGAAGTGACACACGAATACTTCGACGAACCACTAAGCGAGGAGACCCGACAAATGATCCACGACGCAAGCTTCCAAGCCTGGAAAGGCTTCTTCGACCAGCTGAGCTTCACGCCGGCACGCATCACCGAAGAACAAAAGCGCAGAGTTGAGCTCGGCAAACGCCTTCGATTGATCGCCACAGACCTCGAGCTTTCAGGCCAAGAAGCCGACGCTCGGGTCATCATGGAAGCAGCCGCCTCGCTTATGCGCTCATGACCGTCATCGTCAACCTGACAAGCTGGGAATACCAACACGCCCTTCAAGAGGCCTACTACCGGCACCGCAACTGGAAAGGCGGCCACAGCTACCAGCACACCGACCAACGCGAAGCCAATGTGCTCGGCGTATGCGGTGAAGCAGCAGCAGCCAAATACCTCGGCCTGAACTATGTGCGCGGTGAAGACTGGCAGCCAGGCACCGCAGACCTCGGTCACGACATCGAAGTCAAAACCACCACCTACGAGCACCTGATCGTCATGGGCAATAACCACCCCGACCGGCGCTATGTGTTCGTCGTGAAGCAACGCCATCGCGGCTACCACTACGAGATCCGAGGCTGGGCATACGGCTGGCAAGTCATGCAAGAAGGCACCCACTATCCTCCAGGCAGCGAACGAGGCGGGAAGCACGGCTCTTACTGGCTTGATTCACGGATGCTGCACCCGATAGAAGAACTCAAGGCCAGTCTTCTGCTAGAACAGATTTAGAACCCGATACAAGGAGAACCCGACCATGGCATTCAATCTCGACAACTACGAGACCGTCGAAGACCGTCTAGCGCGCTTCTGGGAAGACCATCCATCAGGCCGCATCAGCACCGAGCTTGTCATCCAGGACGGCGACCAGGTGATCTTCAGAGCTGCAATCTACTTCGACGCAGCCGACCCGATCCCCAGATCGACGGGCTACGCAGAAGAGCTGCGCGGCTCCAGTCCCGTGAACAAGACCAGCCACCTCGAGAATTGTGAGACCAGCGCTATCGGACGCGCCCTAGCGAATTGTGGGTACGCCACTCGAGGCAAGCGCGCCAGTCGGGAAGAGATGAGCAAAGTGCAGCGAATAAGCCCAGACCGCTACGAGAACACGCCCACCGTGGTCGGTAGTGCAGCTGCGCGCCCTGGAGGATTTGCCAGCCCAAAGCAGCTCGGCTTCATCAAAAAGCTTGCCAAAGACCGCGGCCTCGATGACCTAGGCACCCTTGAAGGCATCCACGAGATTCTCGGGGACACCGCGGTCGTTCTCGAGACCCTTACCAGCCAGCAAGCCAGCCGCGTGATTGAGTTTTGGAAGTCATGAACGAGACAACGCTGAAGAGCGCGGTCATCAATGTCGCCCGCCGATCCGGCTGGCTAATCCACCACGACCTGCCAGCGATGAACAGACGCGGACGCTGGGCGACCCATGTCGAGGGTGATGTCGGCTTTCCTGACCTGGTGCTACTGTCGCCGAACCATGGGCAACTTCTCTTCGTTGAACTCAAGAGCGAGAAGGGCAAGACGACCACAAGCCAAGACAATTGGCTGGGCGCTTTATCTCTTGCTGGTATTGAGCATTATGTTGTTCGCCCTGCGGATCTTGAGTTCATCTGCCACAGGTTGACCAGACCAGAGCTGTACGCATAGCCCCAACTAGGGGAGGCCACGCTTGATGGCCCATGATCTGCCAGGGGTCGCGCCCTGGTCGAATACACGGCGTGAGTCGGGTAGATCAACGCGTACCGAATCAGGCAAGACGACATGAGACGGTCAAAGCGTTGAAGCGACAAGTTAGTTCTAAGCAAGTGGGACTCGGGTAGAGGCAAGCCGAGGGGTGGAGCATTACACATCTCTGCCCTGACACAGATCACTAGAGTTGACAACAAACAAACCCAACAGACTTGAGCCCGACATGAGACACCACGCAGCACGATCGACAGCAAGCCGCGAACGCGGCGCGCTAGCACAAGCCGAAGGCGCGTGAGCATGCCAAGACAACACACCACCAACGACCCCACTTATCGAAAGAACCGCCGGCTAATCCTTGATCAACACCCACCCTGCACCTGGTGTGGGGGGGTAGCCGACACCGTTGACCACATCATCCCCGTCATGAACGGAGGAGGCAACGAACTTACCAACCTCCGACCAGCCTGCCGATCTTGCAACAGCAGAGCAGGCCAACGCTCAAAAGCACAAAACGACCAAGCACGCCTGGCTGCTCGAGCCGAACACATGAGAGACCACGGCACACCCATACGCAAAGCCAAAGAACCACAAACCCATTTGTTACAAGCACCCCCCTTGCC